ATGAGGCACATGCACACCCTTTCCCGCGCGGGTGTGAGGAATTTTAGGTTTGACGCGGAAGCGGTCGTGTACAATGATCTGTTGAATGAGGTGGATGGGCCAAGCTGCTGAGGCTGTGGCTTTGACATCCTGGCCTACTAATATTTCGTTCTTATAAAGGTTTGTTATGGCTGATCTGACAAAGGCTTATATATCTCAAGCCATATTTATATCCTCAACATCGCACAATGACCGGGTCAGATACCGGCAAGAAGATGCAGAGAATATTTTTGGCTCGCTCTTTGGGTCGCAGTCTCAACAGACTAATATTCCTGATGAACTAGATGCATCCGCTCCTAGATTGATTTTTCAAAGCGCTCACAAACAATTTCTGATTAGTAAAAATTCTGCCCAACTGGTTTTAGGTTTTCAGAATGCCGACAAACCGCTAAAAACGCAGACCGACGTAATTAGAGAAAATGTTTTAAAAGTAGCAAAAAAAGTTTATGAGTTTGGAGAGGTAACAGGAGAATTAGGGTTAGTGGTGACGTTTAATTTGCCACGCACGGAGCCGAGAACCGAGCTCAGCAAAAAAATATATGATAAATTTTTGCGTACCCCTGCATATGGCACCCTGGCAAGCTCCAGCTTTAAAGTTGGGTTCGAAACAGAGCAGAAACTTTATCTAAACCTCGAAGTAGATGTTTATGAAATGCGGAGGGGGGTCTTTAATAAGACCCACGTTGACGTTCAAAATATCGACTTCAGCAAACTGGAAGTGCAAGAAACTGGATTCTCATTTAAAGTTGACATCAACAACAAACCGCGATTTGGCTCGCACGAATCTTACATTACTGAGGTTGAGTTAGTTATGCGCTCACTGGACGAGTTCATATCAACCCGACTTGAAGACCACGTTAAACTCTAACATTCATTAAGGATAAGACAATGGAAGATTTTAAATTGTTCGACGTGAGTGACCTTACTAGAACTACAGTAAACCCAACGATAAGTGATCATTCCGCCTTCGACTTTGTAGCTAGAGTGAAAGGTTCCACGACGTCCAATTTTGCATCAGTTTCAATTATTGAAACAGACTCACTAATACAAAAATTCTCGCAGTATGCATTAAATACAGCTAGAGACATCAGCGTTTTGAAAGGCGTCGTTAACTGGCAGCATAAAGTCATTGACTACAACTCTAGCTACGCGGCACTACTTATGGAACAGATTGATGAAGAGGAATTTGAACGCGTCGCGGTAGAGTTTGCGGAGACGCAGGTTGATTATTCTTCCGGCGATTTAGCAGACTGTATTGAACGAGTACATAATCTGACTGGTATCGAATATACTGTAATGGATTATGCTAATATGTTTGGCTGCGGAGAGGAAGCTATCGAAGGCGCTATACTGAACGTTGCGGCAGACTCCTTGGCTATGCGCTTATGGAGTGAGGGTAAGGAAGAATGAAGTCTGTGATCATAGGTTCTTCTGTGGAAGGTATATCTATAGAAGTTCAATGCCGAAAGTACCATCAACTTCTCCCCTTAAAGAATGCTTTGCTAAATCGCATTGTATATCCGTTCAAGCTGAGCATATTTGGTAGAGTGACAATTCTCAAGCCGCTTGAGGAAGGAATGTTGCCTATAGATAAAAACTCTTTGGTCAATATCGGAGATGAGATCAAAGGTGAATCGATAGCAGGACATTGCGAAAGAGCACTTCCCAAGCCCGAGGTAAAGAAAGGCTCTGGCAGTCACAAAGCAAGCTTTATTAAAACTCGCGGTCATTCTTACGCACGTGTCGACATAGGCATCAGGGAAGTTTTACAGGCGAAAGATTCTGTTTGAATTTTTGCCATTATATCAGAAGGCGACAAGTTTCTTAGAAGACGGCGTCAACCACAGGAAAGATTCTCTCGATAGGTATGTGTTCCGAATTATGAATAGCCTCAATTATATTGAGTACCCACAATTCGCTCAAGAGGAACACAAGAAATATGATTGAATGCTTGTTGCTGACCACGCCTAAATTAATTGGCAATATTCACGCATAATAAGTAAACATCAAGATTTGGACCTCTTTTCGGTGGACGCTTCCGAACTCAGACTCCGCGTAGCAGGCTCTAGAAGCGTTTACCAAGCACTGATGGGCCTTATCGGGCATATTTTTTTCAAAGACCTGCCCATAGCTGCCTCCTACCTCCAGGTAATTTCCGCATTCCCCCAGAGTTATGCCAAGGATCGCTCGCGCCGCTGGGCAACGGTTTCCTGTGTTGCTTAAGTCCACCGCGGGTGTTCAATTATCTGAGACATGTGCGATGGCTTTGGTTCTGAGTCGAATCAGATTCGACTCCGATAAGCTCGCCATTTTCTGATCGGCAAGCGCGGTGAGCATTTCCCGCTATACGACCTGCGCGCCGCCCTGGATACGCTTTGTGCGATAACGTCATGCCCCCCTGCGCTGGGTAGCGCTATAGCGCTTTTCGTTAGTGAATGTCGCTTCAAGCCCAACAAACAATGCCAATGGCAACCATTCGACGCCGTGTAGGTGAAAGCGTGTGCATGTAGACGTAAAAGTTGTGAGCGCAGCGCAATGTAGTAAGCAGCTTCAAAAGCGCCTCGCCCAAGGCACATCTCGCGTTTTCATGTTGACCCATGGGAAAGAGGTTAGGAAGGTTAGTTTTTTGCTGGATTTCATGGAGGCCTTGTTTATTACGGGTTTTCGAAGGGGTGGCAAGGTTAGCTTTTTGGTTAGATCTGGTTATTTCGTAACCTTTATTACTGTTAAATATTAAATATATTAATTCCTTTAAAAACAAAAAGTTACGAATTACTAACCTTTAACCTAACCCAACCTAACCCACCGAAGTTAGGTCTCGAGCCCAACAAACACGGGCCTTCCAAGTCACAACCCCCCCCCCCAAAAAAAACTAACCTTTTTCCCGAGGCACCTACTGAATTCAGCTTTGTGTGCGTGCATATAAGCATTGCCAAAACACGCACCTTCGCAGGGTTCCGCAGGTTTCTGCCCCCTCTGAAACGCCAAGCAAGCGCCCAGCCTACGCCGCCGCGAGTGGTACGCAGGTATGCGGAAAAAACGACCCATTTAGCCCGCAGGCGAGGTGGGGGGACGACGGCGCGCGCCAGGTGCAGACCATCCTAACGACCGCGTGTAGCACGTCACTCCCCCGCAGACTTGTGGCACGCCACACCCCCGCACCGTGGGCGTGCGCATCCGGCCGGTGACGTGCCCTGACGCCGCCGAGCCACGACACGCCGGCCAACGGGTCAAGGCCCCGTATTTACTGGTTGAAGCCCTGCTTTCGATTGCCGTGCCGTCACCAAAATGCTATGTTGGAATGGGTTTTTTCACGTCATAGAAGCGCAAACTTTCATCCTCCCCCCGCTCACTTTTTTCCCCCCAGTCCGCCTCAGTGCCTACAGCTCGTCGCCTCAAATCGCGTACGTTGCAAACGTCGATTACTGTATGCGCATACAGTATTAATAAGCAGTCAATCGCATGACCCCCTTAGAACTCAAAACGGCTTGGCTCGCCAATTGGCGTCTGATGCTTGACGACGGTCTTAGCCGGATGAATAACCCCGAGGCTCACAGATCTATGTGCCGGTGGGTAACCCGCGACATGCTGGAGGCAGGGGTGATTGATCAAATGGAAAAGATGGAAATGGACGAGTTGGCTGACGCGGCCTATTGGCATGCCGTCGAAGAACTGGCTACCGACGCTGAAGAATACATGTTTGGTGGACACTACGATGTAGTGCGCAGAGCCGGATCGGAGTGCATTGGGCGGATAATGTCCAACACGTACTATTCAGTAACTGACCCAGGTGCGTCTGGGTTTGATGGAAAGCTGGTTGCCACCAACCGTGACCGTCGCCTGGAATTCCGCAACAGCAATAAAGCCTGGGCTTTAGAGGGGCTGCTGCTGATCGCACCATCCGGTGAGCTGTACGACTTGGTGCAGACTGCTCAAATTATCAATGGGAAGGTTTATCCAATCATCTGCGACGCGGACACCTATCGGGCGCTGGTAGATTGCGCCCAGGTCGCCTTGGAGGAGCATGATTTTGAAAGTTACCGCAAGGCCAGGCCCCTACTGCAATGCGCCCAATTCACCAAGTGCACCGCTTGTCTGGACCACTTCGGGCTGCGGGAAGACTGCCTGAAATGTTCAGGTCAGGGCTTTGTCCCTAAATCCGGCGGTCAGCCAACGTCATCCGCGTAAGCCGAAACCGCCTCGTCGACCAGCTCCCGCCATTCCCCGCAATCGATCACCTTGCGCTCAAGCATGCTGTCAGCCAAGGCCAGGCGCGTTTCATACCGGTACTCTGGCGACCCAGCTTCAAACTCCGCATCAGTGAGAAGCGCAAACCACGCTTCCATCTCGTTAACCTGCTGTATATCGGTTGTCATGACGAATCTCCCGCCCAGGTGTCTATTGGATAGAGACCGGCCGGGGTACGGCTGTTCACCAGGACCGACGGGCGGAAAAAATATGTGCGGAAGGCTCTCGCAGTACAGCGGCATCCACGACTTCGTTGCGGCGTTGAGCATGCCTAACGCGCTGGTTAATTCCGTAGGGGATATGCCGCTTGACCGCTATAACGTCGCTCCTACGACCCAGGTTGCACTACTGCACTTGCAGGGCGATCTGCTGCACGCCGATCCAGTGCGCTGGGGCTGGCGACCGCACTGGGCAAAGGACAGAGCCGCGCCAATCAATGCCCGAGTTGAGAAGGTCGCTCATGGGCCGTTCTTCCGCTCGATCTGGCCGAATCGCGCAATCGCGCCCATAGATAACTGGTTTGAATGGGTCGACGAAGGCGGGCCAAAAAAACAGCCCTACCTGATCCGTAGACGGGACGGCGCGCCGGTGCTATGTGCATCTATCGGCCAGCTACCTGACTCCGATGAGGGGCCAGGCGAGCATGACGGGTTCGTGATTATCACCGCCGACAGTGCCGGCGGCATGGTGGACATTCACGACAGAAGGCCCGTGGTGTTGACCCCGGACCTGGCCCGTGAATGGCTGGACCCGGCAACGCCCAAGGAGCGTGCCGAACAGATGGTGTTGCACCAGGGCGAGCCGTCCGAGTCCTTTGAATGGTTCAAGGTTGACGTCGCTGTGGGCAACGTGAAGAACAAACAGGCCGGTTTGATCCAGCCCTTGAGTTAGAAAAGTCCGCCGAGGGCGTTGGGCTCCCAGTTCATGATCACCAGCTCGCCGCTAACTTCGGCCTTCGCCTGGCGTTGATTGGCCGTGCTGTATCGAATATCCACCGTTTCGAAGTGGAATCCATCAAACACCCGCCTGATATCGGGGTGATCGTTGATGCTCACCATCACCTTGCCCTTGCAACGCCGCATGAACTCGGCCATCCGTTCATAGTTTTCGAAGGGGAAGTCCACGCCGTAGCCGGCGGTCTGCCAATACGGTGGGTCCATGTAATGGAAGGTATGTGGCCGGTCATAGCGCTCGGCGCATTCAAGCCACCCGAGATTCTCCACGTAGGTACCGGACAAGCGCTGCCAAGCTGCAGACAGGTTCTCCTCGATCCTCAGCAGGTTGATGGCTGGCCCCGTCGTTGCGGTACCAAAGGTTTGCCCACTGACCTTGCCGGCAAAAGCGTGGTGCTGCAGGTAGAAAAACCGAGCTGCGCGCTGAATATCGGTAAGGGTTTCCGGCCGGGTCATCTTCTGCCATTCGAACACCTGCCTTGAGCTGAGCGCCCACTTGAACTGGCGTACGAACTCTTCCAGGTGGTTCTGCACGACACGGTACAGCGTCACCAGGTCGCCGTTAATGTCGTTGAGAACTTCAACCGGCGCAGCCTGTGGACGCATGAAGTAAAGCGCGGCGCCGCCAGCAAAGACCTCGACATAGCACTCGTGGGGTGGAAAGAGTGGAATCAGACGATCTGCCAGGCGGCGCTTGCCGCCCATCCACGGGATAATAGGTGTGCTCATAAGTGATCCTTGTTTTGGAAATTGGATTCGCTTAGGCTTCGCACCCCCTGCGCAGTGGGGCGAGGCCTTGGTTGGAGCACTCGGCGTGTTCGAGTGATTCAGCGTCGAGCGGGTGTTAGCGCACCAGCTCGTCGCCTCGTTTACTGCGCAGGGGGTTTTTATGCCCCTACGGGAATTTCATAAGGTTTGAAGCGCACGACCTCCTCCCCAAGCCATTCATTCACCTGCGCCATACGCGCCTGAATCGGCTCCAGTTCATTGGCCGCGTAGATCTGCGCTGCTTCCCTGATCGATCCAAACCCACCCGCGTTTTGCGGCACGATGCCCATCAGTTGCGGTGGAATACGCAAGCTGGCCAGCACGTCGTCGCGAGTCTGATTTTTGATCGAGTTGAATTCATCCTTGGCTGTCACTTCGCTGACAGGGATGATCTGCAGCCCGTCTTTTTTGCCGTTGGGCGAATACACAAAAAGGTTGCGGAAGTTGCCAGGCCCCTTGGAGTCCTTCAGCGCCTTGCGTAGGGAGTCGACGTCCGCTTCGTTCTGCGCGGCGTCGGTCATATAAAGAATGAAACCGGCATGGCTGCCGTTCTCGTAATACTTGCGACGAAACAGCGTGGCTGACTCGTTCAGTAAGGCTGATTGCAAGGCGCTGATCCATTCGGGCAGGCCGTACACCTCCTGGTGCAGATCCGCCTCCCGCAGATGAAAAACGGTGCCCGGTTCAAATTCGTGCTCTTCCTTCCAGCCTTGCACCATGAACTGCCGGCCGTCCTTGCCCGAGCGCATGTACTTCGCCAGCGGCGGTACCAGCTCGCGCACCGGGCCGAGCATCGAGCGTCGCCCTTCCAGATAGCCGTTACCCAGGCAAAGAAAGTCCAGGGCGAACTGTTCGAACGCTGCCCGCGACAGCAGCCGGTGAGGAATGAAGGTTTTGCTCAGCAAATTGCGCTTGAACATCAGCCCCGAGTGAAGGTGCACGCTGGAACCCACAGAACGTGCCAGACCGTCCAGCGACAGCGGCGGCTCGTACCAGCGCCCGTTAAACCAGCACTCCAGATAATCGAACACCTCCCGACCGCTCAGTACGGGTGACGGGTCGCCGAAGCTGAACGCCTCCATCTTGCTGTCACTGCGCGGGATAAACTCTTGTGTTACCACGCCGGGTGCCTGAGCCAATTGCTTGTTATTTCTGCGGCGGTTCGACATCAAAAAATCTCCATCCGCCCGGTATTGGCAGAGGTCTGCCCCTCCAGCGGTTCGTTGTGCAATGCGTGAAAGAGCGCCCATGCCAGGTCGGCGTGGCCGGTGTTGTCGTTGCGGCCGGCGGTGTAGGTGAATTGGCGACCGCCTGCGGTGATGGTTTTGCGGATCGCCATCAGCGACTGCGCCATATCGGTCCAGCCGGCATCGAACTCCAGCCGGCCCCGGTGAATCACGTCGTAAGCCTTCAGCACCAGTCGGGTCTTGACCTCGGGCGAGTAGCTGAAGGTGGTGACGTTGGGGAAGAACTGGCGCACCAGCTGCGCCACGCCGCTGCCCAACCCGGTGACGTCGATCCCGATGTACGTCACCCAGTAACGGTCGCAGACAGCTTTGATTACGCTGGCCTGGGCCGCGAAGTCCATGCCCCGGAACTGGTGACGTTCCAGCACCCGGAACTTGCCGCCCGGTACCAGCGGCGGCGCGACCACCACCAGGCCGGAGCAGTCGCCGGTTTCCGCAGGGTCATAGCCCACCCAAACCTGGCGATCACCAAATGGGCGCATGGCAAAGGGCTTGTAGTCCTCGGCCCACTCGACCCAGCTGTCGACCATGCACGGCTGCAGCACCGTCAGCGGGAAAATGCTCGCACCGTCGTCAACGAACTCGCACATCAGCAGGTTGGCGAACGCATCGGGGCTGTACTCGCGGCGCAGCTCCTCAATATCGAACAGGTCGCAACCGCCCTGCTCCGCGTCGAGAATGGTGACGATCTGGCGCCACAACCGGTCTTCGCAGAATCGCCCTTGCTGGAGCGCGCCATGGGAAACATCGACCTTGGTGTGCTGCGCCGCCGGCTTGCCCTTGTTGAAGCGCTCCCCCGTCCAGAACGTGTACGCCTCATGAGCCATGGTCGACGGCGTCGAGAAGTAGGTTTTGCGCCACTTCTTGTGCATCGCCATACCCGACGCGACTTTGTTCAGCTCTTCGAATTTGAACGTCCAGAAGAATTCGTCGAAGTAGAAATTGCCGTGATAGCCCTGGGCGGTGCGCGCATTGGTACCGAGAAAAAACAGCTCGGCGCCATTGGGCAAAACAATGGGATCGCCGGTCAGCTCGACACCAATGACCTCGCGGGCGAACGCCTGGATGTACCCGCGAAACAGGTACGCCTGGTTCTTCGACGCCGATAAGAAGATCTGATTGCGGCCCGTCTCCAGCGCGTCAATGAACGCCTCGCGGGCAAAGTAGTAAGTGGCGCCGATCTGCCGGCTTTTGAGGATGACGCGAGTGCGCTGGTTTCCCGCCCGGTACCAATCTTTTTGGTAGTCGAAACACCCATCGATGAACGCTTCGCGCAGCAGCTCGATCTGGTCTTCGCTGATGTCGTTTTTCGGCGTCTTTTTCTTCGGCCCTTCGTTGCGCTTGGCAAGGTTGGGGTTGAGTTCGGTTTCGGTACCGCCGCCCTGAAAACGCTGAATGCGCGCCTGGCGCTCAAGCTGGCGGTGCAGCAGGTCAATTTCCTTGAAGTCACCGCCGCTCTTGCCTTCCTTGAGGATCAATTGCACCAGGCGCGCTTCCAGTGCGCCCCCAATCCGCTCAACGTTGTCGGCCCGGTCCCACTCGTCACGGGCCTTCCAGCTGTGTAGCGTTTTTTCCTTTTCGCCCGTAGCCTCGGCAATCTCGCAGATACGCCAACCCATCCAATAGAGGAACTTGGATTGGCGTCTGGGATCGATGGGGAGCAGTTCGGTCGTAGTCATGGCCGCGATGCTGCCGCTCTGGCCTGCGACTCAGTAGCGCCGCCCCTTGTAGATCCGCCCTCTACAATCTCGTCCCGTTGCCGCAACTCGCGCGCGTCACGACCATGCCCCTCATTGCAACGCACTTAGCGCCCAACGCATTGAGGATTCCAGGCATGAAGAAATTTCGCAGTAATTGGTTCCGTGTCGCCGTCGAGGGCGCTACCTCGGACAAGCGCACCATCAAACGCAGTTGGCTGGAACAAGCGGCGAAAAACTTCAACCCATCCACCTACGGCGCCCGGATCTGGCTGGAGCACTTCCGCAGTTTGCTGCCAGACAGCCCGTTCAAAGCCTACGGCGACGTGCTCGCGGTCAAGACCGAAGAAGTTGAAATCAACGGTCAAAAGAAGCTGGCCTTGTTTGCACAGGTCGAGCCGACGCCCGACCTGATCGCTATGAATAAGGCCAAGCAGAAGATTTACACCTCCATCGAAATCGACGACAGCTTCTCGGATACGGGCGAGGCGTACATCGTCGGCCTGGCTGTGACCGATTCCCCGGCCAGTCTGGGCACCGACGTGCTGTCCTTCTCGGCGCAGAAACCAGAATCCAGCCCATTCAAAGACCGCCACTACTCGGCGACGTCGATGTTCACCGAGGCCGTTGAAACGGAACTGCGGTTTGAGGAAGTCGAAGACAAGCCCAGCCTCAGCGCCCAGCTTTTCAGCAAGGTCCAGGCGCTGCTGGGCGGCAAACAGGCGAAGGACGATGCAGAGTTCGCCCAGATCGGCCAAGCCGTCGAAGCGATCGCCGACCACGTCAAAGACCTGCCGGATCAAATTGCCGCCGAGAAAAAATTCTCCGGTGAACTGAACACCAAGGTCGAGCAGCTCAGCAGAGACCTGGTCGAGCTGAAAACGATCCTCGGCAACACACAAGACCACTCCCAAGCCCAGCGCCCACCGGTAACCGGCGGCGGCAAACAAGCCCTGGCTGAATTCTGACCTGCGGCCTCAACCGCCCAGCCCCCTATCGGAGACACCCATGCGTAACGACACTCGAAAACTCTTCACCGGCTACCTCGCCCAAGTGGCACAGATCAACGGCGTCGAATCGGCCACCGCCACGTTCAGCGTGGACCCGACTATCCAGCAGCGCCTGGAAACCAAGATTCAGGAATCGAGCGAGTTCCTGACCAAAGTCAACGTCATCGGCGTCGACGAACAGGAAGGCGAGAAGGTCGGTTTAGGCGTCGGCGGCACCGTTGCCAGCCGCACCAACACCAAGGTCAAGAAGCGTGAGCCCAGCAGCATTGGCACCCTGTCCAGCGACAAATACCGGGCTGAGCAGACCGACTTTGACACCTACGTCAGTTACAAGCAGCTCGACGCCTGGGCGAAGTTCCCTGACTTCCAAACTCGTCTTGCCAGCGCAATTGCCCAACGTCAGGCGCTCGACCGTATCCAAATCGGTTTCTACGGCACTTCGGCCGCCGAACAAACCGACCGCACCGCGCACCCATTGCTGGAAGACGTCAACATCGGTTGGCTCCAGCAGTACCGCACTCACGCGCCTGACCGAGTGCTGAAAGAAGGTGCTGTCGCCGGCAAGATCACTATCGGCAAAACCGGTGATTTTAAGAACATCGACGCCCTGGTCTACGACGCCATCCAGCTGCTTGACCCCTGGTATCGCCGTAACCCCGGCCTGGTAGTGCTGACTGGTCGCGAGCTGGTCCACGACAAGTTCTTGGCCTTGGTCAATAAGGACCAGGACGCGACCAACACCCTGGCGAGCGATCTGATCATCTCGCAACGCCGCGTCGGTGGCCTGCCCCTGTACGAAGTGCCGTATATGCCGGAAGGCGCCATCCTCATCACCACCTTCGCCAACCTGTCGGTGTACTGGCAGATCGGTGGGCGCCGCCGCTACCTCAAAGAGGAGCCGGAGTGGAACCGCGTCAGCAACTTCGAATCGTCGAACGAGGCCTATGTGGTCGAGGAATACGGCCTTGGTTGCCTGCTGGAAAACATCACCCCAGTCGAAGAAGCCGGCAGCGAGGGTTAACCCCATGGCACTCAGCATCGCTCAAGCCCACCAGCGCCGCGCACGCGCGGCCATGGAGGCAGCTAAAACGGCACCACAGCAATCCATGGCCGGTGCCACCGCCTACGAGCACCAACTGAATCAGCTGCTGCAGGACCGCTTGCGCTTGAAGGCCATCCAGTCCAACGAAGGCAAGGCCGCACTCAAACTGCAACTGCTGCCTGAGTACATCCCGTATGTAGAGGGTGTGCTCCACGCTGGCAACGGCGCCCAGGACGACGTGATGACTACCGTCATGATCTGGCGCATCGATGTCGAGGACTACAGAGGCGCCCTGGACATTGCCGACTACGTGCTCAAGCACAAGCTGATCATGCCGGACCGTTTCGAACGCACTACCGGTTGCCTGGTGGCGGAAGAAATCGCCACTGCAGCACTAAAAGCTCAAAAGGCCAATGGTTCTTTCGACTTGGCGATCCTGCACCGCACGGTAGAGCTGACCGAAGACGAGGACATGCCCGACCAAGCCCGCGCCAAGCTGTTCCTGGCGACCGGCCGCGCCACCCTGAATGGCATCACCGCCGAGGAACCCGGTCAACCGGGGCAGATCCAGGCGGGCGTTGATTTGCTCAAGCGCGCCATCGAGTTGCACGACGGATGCGGCGGCAAAAAAGATTTGGACGGCGCCGAACGCCTCCTGAAAAAACACGCTGCCACTGGCAGCTGACCGAGCGTCCCCACGCACCCCGCCGGCTCGGGGCGGATCGGCCAGGCCGCTCCTCCTGAACGTGAAGCCCCGACCACCGGCGACCTATTTTTGAGTGCAGTCTCATGAGCGCATTTGTAGCCAGTGGCACCGTCGCCAGCGGCCACATCAACACCGACCCGTTCTGGCCGTCGATTGATCTGGATAGCCTGCGCGCCACCCTGCGCATCGACTCCAGCGTCACCCCGGCTCGTCTGGAAACCGCCGTGATCGCTGCCGCCATCAACCTCAACCGCGAGTTAAGCGACTGGCGAACGGCTCAGCAAGCCGCCGGTTACACCACGTTGGAAGAGGTCCCAGGTGATCGCATCAAAGACGTATCAGTACAGGCCCACCTCTATCGTCGTGCAATCGAGGCAGCAACTGGTGCCGAAGTATGCGAGCGCTACCGCGACTACAGCGCCACCAACACCGGCAACAAACAGGCCGAAGAGGTCGCCCCCACCATCGACGACTACCGCCGCGACCTGCGCTGGGCCATCCGTGATTTTCTCAGGAAAAGCCGCACCACCGTGGAGCTGATCTGATGGCCGTCGCCGTCCGCGCCAATCAAAACGACACCGTCGACGCCCTGTGCTGGCGGTATTACGGCCGAACCGCAGGCGTCACCGAAGCGGTGCTGCAGGCGAACCCCGGCCTGGCCGACTACGGTCCCGTCCTGCCGCAAGGCCTCGTTATCAACATGCCCGAAGCCCAGACCAGCGCGCCACAACGGCAGATGGTGAACCTATGGGACTGACCCACTGCTACCAAGGAAACCCACACCATGGCTGATCCGACTTCCAGCGTTGTGTCCGGCCTGCTCATTGGCTTGGGCCTGGCGAGCGTTACGCCAGTCATCGACGACGGGGCGCTGTTCGGCGCCATCCTCGGCGCTTGGCTGGTCACCAGCACCAAGCGCGACCTCAAGGTTTGGCAGCGCCTGGGCTCTCTGTTCCTATCGGCCGGGGTGGGCTACCTGTTCGCCCCCATGGCCTTGCAAGCAATCCCGTTCATCACCAGCGGCGGTAGCGCTTTCCTCTGTGCCCTGGTGGTCATCCCGATCAGCATCAAACTGATGGTGTGGGTGGAAAAGGCGGATATCTGGGACATCTGGCGTCGCATCCGAGGGGGCACCTGATATGCCGAACATCGAACTGGCCGTGCAGTTGATCGCGGCAATCGCCTACTTGCTGAGCGCTCTGCGCCTGGCCTGTTACACCCGAGGGGATGCGCGGTACCGGCGCAGCATCTCCCTGCTGGCAAGCCTGTTTGGCGGAGTGCTCTGCATCTGCGGTCTGGAAATCCTACTGGACCGTCAGCCGACGAGCTTCGGCCAGGCCGCAGCCATCGTGCTGCTCTGCATCCTGATTTTCCGTTCACGCGGCAACGTCGCCGCCCTGTTGAGGCCCAGTGCATGACCACCACCCTTCGCCACGGCGACCGCTCGCAGGCGGTGCTTATTCTGCAAAAGAACCTCAACAGGTACGGTGCCAACCTGGTGCCGGACGGCCACTACGGTGACGCCACCGAGATCGCCGTACGCGCCTACCAGTTGAAAGTTGGCTTGGTAGCCGATGGCGTTGCCGGCACCAAGACCCAATCCAGCCTGGCAGGCGGCGACTGTGCCCAACTGCTGCGCAACCACGACCTGATAACCGCTGCTGAACGCCTCGGCGTGCCGCTGGCGACTATCTACGCCGTCAACGAAGTGGAATCGAAGGGCAAAGGCTTCCTGGAAAACGGCAAGCCGGTGATCCTGTTCGAACGGCACGTCATGTACCGCCAGCTCGCGAAGGTTCGACACAACGGTGATGACCCGGCGCAGATCAAGCGTCACGCCGATGAACTCGCTGCGACCAATCCCGCCCTGGTCAACCCGAAGGCCGGTGGTTACATCGGCGGTACCGCCGAGCACCAACGCCTGGCCATGGCCCGCCAGATCGACGACACGGCCGCACTGGAATCGGCGTCCTGGGGCGCCTTTCAAATCATGGGTTACCACTGGCAACGTCTTGGCTACGCCAGCGTGAAGGAATTTGTGGCAGCAATGAGCGCCGGCGAATCGCAGCAATTCGACGCCTTCACCTGCTTCATCGAGACGGACCCGACGCTGCACAAGGCCCTGAAGGCCCGCAAATGGGCCGAGTTCGCCCGTCTCTACAACGGGCCGGACTATCTGCGGAACCTTTACGACACCAAGCTTCAGCGAGCGTACGAGCGGCACGCCAACTGCGAGTGCGGGAAAGGGGTGGCGGCATGATCGACTTCGAAGCGGTTCAAAAACTCAGGGTGCAGGACGGTGACCTTTTGGTGGTGCCGGAATCGACCGAACAGGAAGACATGGTGCGGCTGGCCGAGTGCATCCAGCTGATGAACAACGCAAGGGCAGTAATCGTACGCGGCCCGATTAAACAGCTCGACACCGCTGCCATGAACAAACTCGGCTGGTACCGGGCGTGAGCACCCTGCGCCAGGCTCTGTACGGCATTGCGCTGCTCGGTGCCCTGGTGCTGCTGATCTGGGGCCAGCAACAGCGCATAGACGCCGCCGAGGGCAAAGCCGCGCGGGCAAGTGACGCCGCCAGAACAGCCCGCGAAGACGCGAACCGTAACCTGACCACCGTCAACACTCTCACCACCACCCTGCTGCAGGAACGCGAAAGCCAGTCCGCTCTGCGCGCCCAGCAGGACCAACTGCGCCAGGCCCTGGCAAAGCGCGCACGAACCATAGAGGAACTGAAACGTGAAAACGACGAACTACGCGACTGGGCTGCTCGGCCTCTCCCTGACGCTGCTCGCCGGCTGCGTGAACGCCCCGCCCTCACAGGCGCCGCAGCTTACCGTGACTGGCTGTCCGGCCGTGGTACCGTGCCAGCTGCCGGCGACAAGCCCGCTCGTTAATGGCAACCAGTTGACCGACCAAGACCGCGTCGAAGCCGCCTGGGCCGAGTGCGCAGCCCAAGTCGACATGGTCTACAAACACCAGCAGGCCCACCCATGAACAAGCACGAAAGCCTGCGCGCTCACCTGCTGGCCACCGTTGCCGACTTGAAGCACAACCCCGACCTGTTGCTGATCTTCATCGACAACGGCAAGGTGCGCTGCACCGCTGCGGCGACCCTTTCTTTTGAGTACAGCTACGATCTGCAGATTATCTTGACCGCCTTCGCGGGTCACCCTGACAGCGTGATGCTGCCCGTATTGGGGTGGATCAGCATCAACCAACCGGAGCTGCTCGAAAACTACGAAAAAATGCAGACCGGTATTCAGTTCGAAGCCGACATTCTTGATAAAGAAAAAGTGGATCTGGGCCTTACATTGCGCCTGACCGAACGGGTGGTGGTAGGCACGGATGAGCAAGGTAAAACCATTGTCCGTCATGTGGGTGAGCCACAACGAGTGGCTGGTTATCTCGATCCGAATTGGATACCGGGTTCCCAAGGCAACGCCAGCGAATGGATGTTTCCCGATGACAAATAAGCTGGAAGCGCTTGAGACCTGGGCGTCCGGCCTGCTGGAGCAACTGCAGCCAGGCGCCCGCAATAAACTCGCCCGCTCCATCGCTCAAGACCTGCGACGTAGTCAGCAGAAGCGGGTGCAGACGCAGCAAAACCCGGATGGCAGCAAGTTCGCACCCCGGAAAAAGCGGGACTTGCGCGGCAAGCAAGGCCGTATCCGGCGTAAGGTTGAGATGTTCAAAAAGCTGCGTACCGCGACCTATATGAAGGCCCGAGGCGCCAGCAACGCCGTGACGGTGGGATTTACCGGCCGGATCTCCCGCATCGCCAGGGTTCACCAGTACGGGTTGAAGGATCGCGCGCAGCGTAACGCACCTCAGGTCCAATACGATCAGCGAGAGGTTCTTGGCTTTACCGACGCTGACCTCGATTTGATCCGCGATGGATTGATCGACTATTTGTCCGTATAACTCATCCCTAGCCTCAAACCTCAATCGTTAGGAGCGACTCGATAAACAGTTTTTAATTTTTCTCTTGCATTCAAGCCTGATTAATTTTTCACCAGCCTCCCAATCAGACCTTTCCTGCTGCGAGTCAGCTATTGGCACACATAAAGTACGTAGGTAGAGCTGTAGCTCATAAACTTGTGCAACAATACGTGCTACAGAAACGCGATCAGCACCTTTAACTTCATCAAAACCCACCACTGCACTAACATCATCAAGCTTTAAAACACGATCTTGATACTGTCGAAAAATCCTCCCAACCTTAAACCCAGTTTCTACATCAGTATTTTCTTTAAGATACTCTACAACTCCGCTATCAAATTCCAGTTCTCCAGCACCATCACCCATATCAACCCCGACTTGAACTATAGGTTGAAACAAATATATCGAGGGTTTGAACAAAGAAAATCGAAAAATAGGAGACCTAACTTTCTTAGTTGCCTTAAAATCACCAAGCTGAATTCTTCCTCTATTTTCACCATCTATATTAAATCTAATATTAGTAGGATAAGGAAACCCGCATCGACTAGAAAACAAATAGTCACTAGAGCAATTTAAAATGTGTACATTGTTAATTCTCAAGCAGAAGGCAGAGGGCTCACGATGAAAGGCTAAGGTCTCAACCCCGTGAGCATTTAGACCTTTGCTATTTTCAGCTATAGGATAAACTGCCAAAAATCTATCTTTTTGCCGAAGCCTTGACTTAATGTAAAAAGATGGATCAATATCCATCGGATTACCCTGAAGAACATGATAATTCAGCCATAGCCCTACACGCACTTTATCCAGCCAATCTAAAAGAACACCATACTGAGGGACTGATACTTCAGCCCTATCAAGTATTTTTTCAATAATTGGCTTTACATTGAACTCAAGTTTCGAAAACTCAATGTTGCAAGCCTCACAAGCCGGCATAACCAAAGACTGCCATGCAAACCGGACAGTCTTTCCAGTTCGATAATCGACTCCAAAGTTCACGACTCTCTTAGGATCACCTGTCAAACCCAGAAGCCATTGAGGTAATACATGCTCTCTATTTTTTGACTCCGGGACATTTCCGCAAAAAACACAAAATCTCGAACTAGGCATCCTTATTCCTCCTTGAAGTGATTACTTATTCTGCACATGAAAAATATTGTTCACTTGTAGTAGGACATCTTACAAGCTATCTAGGCTGCGTTCACGCCCGCGAGGTTCCACCATCGACGCCATGAACGATCTCGCCGCCCTCTCCCGCCTGCTCGAAAACCTCATCCGCTTCGGCGTCATCGCCGCCGTGCAGATGGAGCCGCCGCGCGTGCAGGTAACGACCGGAAAGCTGACCACCGCCTGGCTACCTTGGCTTGCGTGGCGCGCCGGAGCAGACCGTGAATGGGACCCGCCCACTATCGGCGAACAGGTGATCCTGCTCAGCCCATCCGGGCAGCTCGCCAACGGGATAGCCGTGACAGGCGTATTCAGTGACCACATCCCCGCCAACGGCAACCGCGAAGGCCTGCACCGTCGTACCTACGCGGACGGCACGGTGATCGAGTACGACAGCGTGGCCCACCACCTCAACGCCACACTGGCCGACGGTGGCACCACCAATCTAATCAGCACCGGCGGCATCAACCTGGTCGGCGATATCACACACAAAGGCGACTACATCCAGACCGGGAATCAAACCGTCACCGGCCGAGTCGACGTTTCGGAAGACGTCGTCGCGGCAAAGGTAAGCCTGGTAAATCACCTGACCTCTGGCGTTAAGCAAGGCAGCGATCAATCTGGGGTGCCCATCCCATCATGAACCGACATACCGGCGGAGCCATCAGCGAGCGCGAGCACATCAGTCAGGCGATCACCGACATTCTGACCACCCGCATTGGCACGCGTGTAATGCGCCGCGAATACGGCAGCTTGGTGCCCGAGCTGGTGGATCACCCCTTCAACGACGTCAACCGTTTGCGCGTTTATGCAGCCACGGTCATGGCCCTTATGCGCTGGGAAACCCGCATCAGCCTGAGCCGTGTGCAGTTCGCGGGAGCAAACATGCAGGGCCAGGCCTCGATCGATCTGGAGGGCACTGTGGTGGATACCAATGAGCCGTTGAGCCTCAGCGTGCCGCTGCAGCTGGGAGGCAGTGTATGAACAGTTTCGCCGCCATCGACCTCAGCCAACTGCCGCCGCCGCAGATCGTCGAGCAGATCGACTTCGAACAGATCCTGGCCGAGCGAAAGGCTTACATGATCAGCCTCTGGCCGGCCGACGAGCAGGCCCAGATCGCGGCGCGCCTGGAGATAGAGTCGGAGCCGCTCACCAAGCTACTGCAGGAAAACACCTACCGCGAAACCGTATGGCGTCAGCGAGTCAACGAAGCATCGCTTGCCAACCTGCTCGCCACCGCGCGAGGCACTGACCTGGAACAGCTGGCCGGCAACTTCAACGTCAAGCGCCTGGTGATTCAGCAAGGCAAAGCCAATGCCGTGCCGCCTATCCCTACGTTGATGGAAAGCGATGACAGCCTGCGCGAACGTGCGCAGATGGCCTGGGAAGGCTTGAGTACCGCAGGCCCGCGCAACAGCTACATCTTCCACGCCAGGGCAGCGGACGGCCGGGTAGCCGACGCCACCGCCGAAAGCCCCTCGCCTGCCGTCGCCGTGGTCACGGTTCAGTCATTGCTAGGCGATGGCACGGCGCCACCCGAGCTGCTTGCCGTCGTCAACGCTTACCTGAGCGACGATGACCGCCGGCCGGTAGCCGACCGTCTCATCGTTCAGGGTGCGCAGATCCTGAATTACCAGGTCAAGGCCAAACTCTATTTGCTGTCGAGCGGCCCGGAGTCGGAACCTATCTTGGCTGCTGCAGAAAAGCGGCTGCTGGCCTACGTTCATCAACGGCGCCGGTTGGGCATGGAGGTCTCGGAATCGGCTCTGCATGCCGCGCTCCACGTCGAAGGCGTGCGAAAAGTCGAACTGGAAGGCTGGGTAGACATCGTCGCGACCAAGGCTCAAGCGCCCTATTGCACCGGCATCACATTAGGCCGAGGCGTTGAGTGATGGGTGTGCAGCAGCTGCTACCGGGAAACGCTACGCCGCTGGAACGTCAGGCGGCGCAGGCGCTCGCGCAGATCCAGCGCGTCCCTATTCCTTTGCGACAGCTCTGCAACCCGGACGAATGCCCCGTCGACCTGTTGCCCTATCTGGCCTGGGCTTTCTCGGTTGATCGCTGGGACAGCAAGTGGACAGAGGCTTCGAAACGCGCAGCCATTCGTTCATCCCACTACATCCACTCGCGCAAAGGCACCATCGGCGCCCTGCGTCGGGTGGTCGAGCCCCTGGGCTACCTGATCGAGGTGCTGGAGTGGTGGCAAACCATGCCCGAGGGCGTGCCAGGAACGTTCGCCATCAAAGTTGGGGTGTTGGACACCGGTATTACCGAAGAGATGTATCGGGAACTCACTTGGCTGGTTGACGACGCCAAGCCGGTGACCCGGCACTTGACCGGACTGGCAATCACGCTTGCCACCACTGGTGTGATGAACCTTGCAGCAGGCCTTTACGAAGGCGACGAAATCGACATTTACCCGCCGATCCTTCGCGACATCGAAGTAACCGGCACCTTCGGCCATGTCGGCCGTGACCATCAAATCGAAACCCTGGACGTTTACCCATGACCGACCAAAACAGCCAGTTCTTTGCCATCCTCACGGCCGTGGGCGAAGCCAAACAAGCCAACGCTGACGCACTGGGCGTTGCGTGGACATTCGCTCAAATGGGCGTGGGCGACGCCAACGGCACCGAGCCGATCCCAAATCGGACTCAAACCCGCTTGATCAATGAGCGCCGCCGCGCGCCGCTTAACCAGGTCAAGGTGGACCCGGCAAACGCCAGCGTTATCGTAGCAGAGCAGGTCATTCCGCCTGACGTCGGCGGCTGGTGGATCAGGGAAATTGGCCTTTATGACGTCGACGGGGATCTGGTCGCCGTTGCCAACTGCGCCCCCAGCTTCAAGCCATTGCTGAACCAAGGCACCGGCAAAACCCAAATTGTTCGATTGAATATCATCGTCACCAGCACGGCCAATGTTCAGTTGAAGATTGACCCGGCTGTAGTGCTCGCAACCCGGGAGTTTGTCGACACCCGCATTGCCGAGGAACTGGACAAGCTCGACGGAAAAAACAGCGTACGTGCTGCAACCACCGTCCCGATCACCCTTTCCGGTACAAAAATGCTGGATGGGGTAGCGGTACAAGTCGGTGATCGGGTGCTGGTCAAAGACCAGATACAAGGCAAGGACAACGGCATCTACCTCGTCGCCGCCGGCGCCTGGACGCGAGCGCGGGACGCCGATAGCAACGCGGATGTCACCCCAGGGCTGACCGTCACCGTCGAGCTGGGTGAAAAACAGGCGGATACCCTTTGGAAACTGGTGACTGACGCGCCACTGGTATTGGGCACTACACCGCTGCTATTCCAAAATGTCACCACTGGCTACAGCGGCACGTCGCCGCGCAACACCGGTGGCGCCATCGTTCCCGCCGAGGCCGGCAAGATGATCTACTACTACGGCACAGAAGCCGGCCAGACACTGAACTTGCCCAGCGCCGCAGCGCTTCCGGTAGGCGCCACGATCAACGTACAGAACGTGTCCAACGTTCCGATCACCATGGCGAAGGCCGGGACCGACACCATCCAGATCGGCGGCGTCGGCGGCTTGATCGATACGCTTATGCTGTATCCAGGCAGTGAGCTGGAATTCACCTGCGTCAGTAATTACGAGTGGTTTGCCCAGGGAACCGGTGCGCTGCACCGTATGAATGGGCTACCGACACTTCCGGTCGGAACATCTAACGGCCAGCTCACCAATGCCGAATTCGTTCAGCAGGAGTTAGCAGCGGAGCGCGGTAGCTTGTCGCCATTGATGGACGGCGTACCGGCACCAGGTGTGTCGGTTAAAAAGTCTCGCGAAGACCACCGGCACCCTACCGACACAAGCCGCGCGCCATTGAACTCGCCAGCGTTGACCGGCGTTCCCACGGCGCCTACACCGGCCCTGGCCGTGAACAACTCTCAAATCGCGACGACAGCCTTCGTCGCGGCGGCGGTGGCCGCGCTGGTGAACGCCGCACCTGGTGCGCTGGATACACTGAACGAGCTGGCCACAGCGCTGGGGAACGACCCCAACTTCGCCGCGACCATGAACTACTACCTGTCGCTGAAAGCACCGCTTGCCAACCCGGCACTCACCGGCACCCCTACTGCACCGATGGCAATTCAGTTTGACGACTCCAACCAGCTCGCTACCACGGCCTTCGTGCGACGGGCAGGTAACCAGTTCGGCGGCGTCAGCGCCTATACGGCAAGTGCTGCTCTTCCTCCGTCAGTGGCGGGAAGACTCACTTACTTCTATGGATCGGCTTTAAACCAAGCACTGACGTTGCCTGCGGCCTCAGCGCTTCCGGTAGGGGCAAAGGTCCAGATTCAGAACCTGTCGCCGAACAATGTCAGCATCAATCGTGCTGGAACCGATAACGTCCAGATTGGTGGCTCAGTTCTTCCTACCGTGGTCATCCCTGGCGGCGCTGAGGCGATTTTCACCTGTATAGGGCCAAGTGACTGGTTTGTTCAGGGTTCGGCGGTGCTGGACAAGATGACCCATTTCGCCAGCCTGAAATCGATCAATGGCTGGGAGAGGTCGCCGAGCGGGGTGATTCGTCAGTGGGGCTTTGCTGTCAACGGTGACCAGAGTACAGGCACATCAATCATCCTTCCGACCACCTACCTAAACGCCAACCTATGCACCGTGGCGTGCGCCTACAACTCAACAGGCGACATCGACCACGCCTACGTTGGTGACATTTTTCCCAACTACTTCAACCTGTTCACCCAATCGATGGTCTCCAATGGAGGTCCTTGGGCAAACAACACCGTGGCTGCCCGCTGGGTCTCATACGGCTACTGAGGACTTATCTATGACCGTTTTTTACAGTGCGGAGAAGAAAGGTTTTTACGACAGCGAGCTGCATCCGCTGAGTCAAATTCCGCCGGATGCAAAACCCATTACTCATGAGCGCCATCAGGAGTTGCTGATGGGGCAGTCAGACCGCAAGGTCATCCTGGCGGATGATGAGGGCGTTCCCTACCTCAGTGATCCACCACCGATGATTCCTGACGTCGCAGAAATCATCAAACGCATGGATGATTATGCCGCCAACCAGTACACCTACTTGAACCGCTTCGAAGTGGAGTATCGCGAACGCTCCGCAGCGGCCAGGGCCTATCGGGATGCTGGCTACACTGGAGAACCCGGCATTTGGATCACGTCTTTCGCCAGCGCTACAGGGCTTGAAACCCGCCCAGCCACTGATCGCATTCTCAGCCAGTCAGACGCGCTGGCTGACGCCTTCGCACAACTGGCAGCGCTTCGCATGCGAAAGTATGAAGTCAGCGCCTTGCAAGGCCAGGCCGCGCTGGAACTCGCTAAGCAAATCACGGCGGCAATGGACCAAGTGATCGCGAACATCAGCTGAGCTTGTAGCCAGCCCCTCTACAACGCCGACCTCTCGCCCAGAGGTCGCGCGCGCGGCAACCTCTGCACTGTCATTCCATCACAGCGCAGGCACCAACCCATGGCCGATTATCTCCACGGCGTGCGGGTCATCGAACTCAACGACGGCACCCGCCCCATTCGCACTATTCCCACCGCAGTTATCGGCATGGTTTGCACGGCTGAAGATGCGGACCCACTCGTTTTCCCTCTGGACACGCCCGTCCTGATCACCAACGTGCAGACTGCCGTCGGCAAAGCCGGCGTTAAGGGCACCCTGGCCGCGAGCCTGCAAGGCATCGCCGACCAGACCAAGCCCTATGTCATCGTTGTGCGGGTCAAAGAAGGTGCCGACGAAGCGGCCACTACCAGCGCCCTGATCGGCGGCACCACACCGACCGGCCAGTACACCGGCATGAAAGCCCTACTCGCCTCCAAGTCTCGCGTGGGCATGGCCCCGCGCATCCTCGGCGTGCCTGGCCTGGACAGTTTGCCGGTGGCCACCGCACTCGGCGCCATCGCCAAAGACCTCCGCGCCTTTGCCTACGTCAGCGCCTGGGGCTGCAAGACCAAGGAAGAGGTGGTCGCTTATCGCGCGAACTTCGGCGCCCGCGAAATGATGGTGATTTGGCCGGACTTCCAGAACTGGGACACCGTCGCCAACAAGACCACCACGGCCTCGGCTGTGGCCCGTGCACTGGGCCTGCGCGCCAAGATCGATCAGGAGACAGGCTGGCATAAAACCCTGTCCAACGTGGCCGTCAGCGGCGTGACCGGTATCAGCGCCGACGTGTTCTGGGACCTGCAAAACCCGGCCACGGACGCCAACTACCTGAACAGCAACGACGTCACCACCCTGATCAACGCCAACGGCTTCCGCTTCTGGGGTAGCCGCACCTGCAGCGATGACCCGTTGTTCGCCTTCGAAAACTACACCCGCACCGCACAAATCATCGCGGACACCATGGGCGAAGCGCACATGTGGGCTATCGACAGGCCCATGCACGCCTCCCTGGTACGCGACCTGGTCGAAGGCGTGAACGCCAAGATGCGCGAGCTGAAGTCCCAGGGCTATCTAATCGGCGGCAGCTGCTGGTATCCCGACGACGTCAACACCAAGGACACCCTCAAGGACGGCAAGCTGTGGGTTGATTACGACTACACCCCCGTTCCGCCCCTTGAAGACCTCACTTTCCGCCAGCGAATCACCGACCGTTACCTGATCGACTTCGCCAAGGGCATCAACAGCTAAACCGGGCCTCCCCGCAAGGGGAGTTCACCCTGACCCCGTATCCCGGAGAACACCGCCATGGCAATGCCACGCAAACTCAAAAACCTCAATCTGTTCAATGACGGCAACAGCTACCTCGGCTTGGTGAAGTCTCTCACCCTGCCCTCCCTCGGCCGCAAGATGGAAGCCTATCGCGGCGGCGGCATGAATGGCCCGGTCAAGGCTGACCTGGGCATGTCCGACGACGGCATTCAGTTCGAATGGAAGACCGGCGGCCTCGATCTGATCTCTCTGCGCCAGTTCGGCGCGGTCAACGCCTCCAGCGTGGCCCTGCGATTCTCTGGCCCGTATCAGCAGGACGACACGGGCGAAGTCAGCAATGTGGAAGTGGTCGTGCGCGGTCGACACGAAACCATCGAGATGGGTGACGCCCAGCCCGGTGAAGACACAGAGCATTCCATGACCACCACCTGCAGCTACTACAAGCTGACCGTGGATGGCGAAGAAATCATCGAAATCGACCTGCTCAACTTTGTCGAGAAGGTCAACGGCGTGGACATGCTGGAGAAGCACCGCACCGGCATGGGCATCTGACCCGCCCGCTCGATCGAGACTCACCCTTTAATTACCAGGAGCAACTCCCATGAAGAAAGAAACCATCGAACAGCCCGACGTGCAGCAGCTGGCCGACGATAATACCGTCACCCTCGACACGCCGATCCGTCGTGGCACCACCAGCATCGAGATCATTACCCTGCGCAAGCCGAACTCCGGTGAGCTGCGCGGCGTGAGCCTGGTGGAGCTGCTTCAGATGGATGTCGGCAGTCTGATCAAGGTTCTGCCGCGCATCAGCTCGCCGAGCCTCACCGCCATCGAAGTCGCCGGCATGGACCCTGCCGACCTGCTGGCCCTGAGCAGCAAAATCTCTGGTTTTTTGTTGCAGAAGTCGGCGAAGACGGATGCATCCCTCGTCGCGTAGAGGACGCCATGGCCGATCTGGCCGTGGTTTTTCACTGGGCACCGGCTGATATGGATCAGTTGGGCCTGCAAGACCTGATGGACTGGCGCGAGCGCGCCAGGGTGCGGAGTTCCAACGATGGCGAATGATCTGAGACTTCAGGTGCTGCTCAGCGCCATCGACAAAGCCACAGGTCCGCTGAACAAAATCACGGGCGGTAGCAAGGAAACCGCCCGCGCCCTCAAAGCCGCTCGCGACCGCCTGAAGGAACTCAACACACAGCAACGTGACGTCGGCGCATGGCGTGAACTGCAGGCCGCAACCCGCGCAACATCCGAGGCGCTCGCCGCCAACAACACCAAGGTAGGCGAACTCGCCCGCGAAACGGCCAAAGTCCGGCAGCAGCTCGCGCCGACTCAGGCGCTGTTCGACAAGTCCCGGCAGAAGGTCGACGCGCTCAAAACCAGTCAGACGGACCTCAAGCGCGAACTCACCGGGATACGCAATGCCCTGGGGTTGATGAGCGACGAACACCGCCAATCAGCCAGCCAGATCGCCGCGCTCAATACGGTGATGCAAAAGGGCAATGCCCTGACCCGAGCGCAGCACGACGAATACACCCGCCTCACAGCCGCACAGCGGGAGCGCAAGACCCAGCTGGACCAGCTCGCAGCCAAGGAAAAGGCCCTGGCTGACCGGTTCACACTCAACAACGCGCAGCTGCGCACCAGTCGTGCGGGCCATGCCAGTCTGCGCGACGAGATCCGCCGCCTGGAAAGCCCGTTCAAGGACCAGCTCGCGCTGCTGAAACAGCACACCGCCGAGTCGAAACGCTTGGGCGAGCAGTACGGCCAGCAGCAAGTGAAACTTGCCAAACTCGGCGTGCACCTCAAAAACGCCGGCATCAACACCAATGCCCTGGGCGCGCACGAGCTGAAGCTCAAGCGCGATATCGACACCGCCACCCAGGCCATGAAATTGCAGATGGACCACCTGGATGCGTTGAAGCGAAAGCAGGACAGCCTGGCGAAAGCGCGTGCCGCCTACGACAAAACCCAGAGCCTGGCTGGCAGTGTTGCTGTATCCGGCGCCGCTAGCCTTGGCGCGGGCTACGCCGCCAGCCGCCCCGTCGTGTCGGCAATCAAAGCCTTTGCCCCGAATGAGGACTCTGCCACGCAGCTCAAAGTGTCGATGATGGACGACACCGGCAAGGTTTCTGCCGACTTCCAGAAGATCACGGACCTGGCCACCAAGCTGGGCGACCGACTGCCGGGTACCACGGCCGACTTCCAGAACATGATGACGATGCTTCGGCGCCAGGGCCTGAGTGCTAAGAGCATCCTGGGAGGCACTGGTGAAGCGGCTGCGTACCTGGGTGTGCAGCTGAATATGGGAGCGACAGAGGCAGCGGAATTCGCCGCCAAGATGCAGGACGCCACGCGCACCGGCGAGAAATACATGATGAGTCTGATGGATACCATCCAGCGCGGATTCTATGCGGGGTTGGATCCAGACAAAATGCTTCAGGGCTTCAGTAAAATCGCCCCCGTCATGGACACTATAAAGAAGTCCGGACTCGATGCAGCGAAGGAATTGGCGCCTCTGCTGATCATGATGGATCAAGCAGGTATGGACGGAAGCGCGGCGGGCAACTCCTTCCGCAAAATCTTTCAGGCGGGTCTCGATCAAGACAAAGTCGACAAAGCCAACAAAATTGCAGCGGGTGCCAACAAGGGCATCTCGCTGAAGTTCACCAACGACGACGGAAACTTCGCGGGGCTGGAGAACCTGTACGCACAGGTGGAAAAGCTCAAGGTCCTGAATGACACCGACCGCACCGCCGTGATCTCCAAGCTGTTCGGTGACGACGCCGAAACCATGACCACCTTGAACACCATGATGAACAAGGGGCTGGCCGGATATCAGGAGGTGCAACAGAAGCTGCAGAGCCAGGCCGACCTGCGTACTCGCGTCAACGAGCAGCTCGGCACGCTCACCAACGTCATGGAAGCGGCCGAGGGCAGCTTCACCAACGCCATGGCCGAGTTCGGCGCAGCAGTCGCTCCCGAGCTCAAGGGGCTGATCAATACGCTGGGCGAGCTTGCCAACGGCGTTGGAGCCTGGGCCAGGGAGAATCCTAAGTTGGCCGGGGGCCTGGTCAAAGTCGTTGCAGCTGTAGCGCTCGCAGCCGTGGTATTCGGCACATTGGCATTGACCATGGCAAGCATGCTTGGCCCCTTCGCTGTGCTGCGTTATGGGATGGCGATGTTCGGCATCCGTCTGGGCAGCATCAAGGCACAGTTGATCGGTACCCGCGTTGCGGCCGCAGGCGCCGGTGTAGAAGTCGGTCGGATGGGGAGGATCTGGAAAACCGTCACGGCCAGCAGAGCCGCCGGCGGCATGGTAAGCGTCATCCCTACGCTGATCAGTTCCGCGCGGCTTGCGGCGGTCAGCGTGTTGCCAATGCTCAGCGGCGCAATCAGCGCGGTCGGTGCGGCCATTCTGGCAACCCCGGTCGGGTGGCTGATCGCCGCTGTCGCGGGCCTGGTCGCCGCCGCGTTGCTGATTTACAAGTACTGGAAGCCGATTAAAGGGTTCTTCCTCGGCTTCTGGCAGGGGATCACTGAAGCCCTGCAGCCGGTCCTTTCCGGGTTCGGTAAGTTCGGCGGCTTGCTGATCAGCCTGGCGAAAGCCGCCTACTCCATTCCGGTTATCGGTTTCGCGCTGCGCCTGCTGGGCAGCATCGTCCGCCCGCTGTTCAACATGATCTCTTCCGGTATCAGTGGTGTAATCAGTTGGTTCAGCGACCTATTAAAGCCGGTGGAAGACGTTGGCGGCGCCGCGCAGTCGATGGGCCAGCGCTTCGGTGCCGCCATCGGCAACATGATCATGACACTGCTGCAAAGCATCGGCTCGATTGCCACCGGCGCAGTCAACGTGTGGACCACCATCAAAGCCAGCTTTGACCAGGGCCTCGCCGGCATCCTGCAATTGATCACCAACTTCAGTCCGCTTGGCTTGTTCTACCAGGCGTTCGCCGGGGCCATGAACTACTTCGGCGTAGAGCTACCTGGGAAGTTCACAGAGTTCGGGGGCATGATCGTCAACGGCCTGGTCAACGGCTTGACGGCCGGGCTCGGTGCTGTGAAGGGGGCTATCAGTTCCATCGGCGACTCCAGCATCGGATGGTTCAAGGAAAAGTTGGGCATCCACAGCCCGTCGCGGGTGTTCGCTGAGCTGGGCGGTTTCACCATGGAAGGGCTGACAAAGGGCCTGGAGGGCGGACAAAAGGGGCCGCTCAACGCGTTGTCAAACATGGGCAAGCAACTGACTGCGGCCGGTACCCTGGCCCTCACCGCGACGGCCATGCCGGCGTTAGCGGTCGATGATCGTCCTCCGATCAGCAGCGCGGGCACTTCGACGGTTTACGACAGCCACGACACCTACCAAATCACCATCGCAGCGGCCCCTGGCATGGACATGCAAGCCATAGAGAAAAGTCTGCGCGCCATGCTCAACAAGATTGAAAACGAGAAACGCGCCCGTCAGCGCAGCAAGTTATCGGACCGGGATTAATCACCATGATGCTCAGCCTCGGCATGTTCGTGTTCAGCCTATCAACTCTCGCTTACCAGGAGCTGCAGCGCCAAACCAATTGGCGACATGCCAGCAACAGCCGAGTCGGGGCGTCACCCGCACTGCAGTTTGTCGGCCGTGGGGACGACACCATCACCCTCCCCGGCATCATCCTCCCGGAACTGGCTGGCAGCGTGCTCAGCCTGGACGCTCTGCGTTTGATGGCAAACACCGGCAAGGCCTGGCCGATGGTTGAAGGCACTGGCCGGATATACGGGTTGTGGGTTATCGAAAGCCTGAGCGAGACCAAAACTGTATTTTTCAGAGACGGCACGCCACAGCGCATCGAGTTCACACTTACGCTCAAGCGTACCGACGATGACCGTATCGACCTGCTCGGCGCCGCGACCAGTACCGGGCTCAGCATTCTGCGGGGGCTGTTGTGATAGAGGCCGCGCTGTCCAAAGTCACCGGTTACCTGGTGAACACGGCGGAACGCTTCGTTCGGGATGCCGCCTACCCTGTCCCTGCCTTCCGTCTCACGGTGGACGGCAACGATATCGCCATGAAGGTGAGCCCGCGGCTGATGAACCTCGAGCTCACAGACAACCGTGGCGTCGAGGCCGACCAGCTCACTATTACGCTGAGCGACCATGACGGTCTGCTGTCGATACCGCCCAAGGGCGCGGTGCTACGTTTATGGTTGGGGTGGAGCGACACCGGCCTGGTCGACAAAGGCACCTACACCGTCGACGAGACGGAACACACCGGCACGCCGGATGTGCTCAGCATTCGCGCTCGATCGGCAGATCTGCGCAAAGGACTGAAGACCAAACGCGAGCGCAGCTGGAGCAATACCACGCTGGGCAAGGTAATCGGCGACATCGCCATGGGAAACAACCTCACGTCGACTGTGCCCGGTGCACTCGGTGCGCTGCCGATCTTGCAGCTTGACCAGGCCAACGAATCGGATGCCAACCTGATTACCCGCTTGGGCGAAGAATTCGACGCGGTGGCCAGCGTGAAGGCCGGGTGTCTGCTGTGCATCCCCGCCGGCGGCGGCAAGACGGCGAGCGGGCTTCCCCTGCCCCACATTACCCTCACCCGTGCCGACGGCGACCAGCACCGCTACTTGCAGGCAGATCGCGACAGCTACGACGGTGTGCGCGCATATTTTTACGACGTGCACAGCGCCAAGAAACAGGAGGCGATTGCCGGCGGCGGTGACAATCTCAAAGACCTTCGCCACACCTACAGCGACCAGCAGTCTGCGCTCAGGGCCGCGAGAGCTGAATTCCGACGCCTGCAGCGCGGCAGCGCCACGCTCAGCTACACGCTCGCGATGGGCCGGCCGGATCTCATCCCCGAACTGACCTACACACTGCAGGGAGTTAAGGATGAGATCGACGAGATCATCTGGTACGGCGGCAATGTGCAGCACAGCCTGAGCCCGAACAGCGGCTATACCGTCAGCCTGGAGCTGGAAAGTAAGCTGCCCGAGGACAATGTTGAAGACTTGGCAGAAGAGAACAAGGGGGATTACACGGGGATCATCGCCTACTACCGCGATCAGAAAACCGGGAAAGAGAAGACGATTACTGCGGGGGATCAGACGAGGCCGAGGCGGTTGCGCTGGCTGTATGCAACTGACAAAACGGCCAAACGAGCAGTAGATCGCGAATGGAATAAAGTTAAAAATGCCGAGGTACAACCCCCGGCAAGTGAAAACGTAGTTTACTAACTTAATCTATGAGCCAATTCTACAACATCTCTATACCTGCTCAACCTAGAAATCGCATCGCCATTTATAAGAGAATAATATACAGTCGACCTCCAACTTGGCAACTGAGTAGATAACACTCGCAGCTCCTTAGCATCAGCATTTAACATCGTCAAATAGAAGAGAGCCATATCAGGAATTGAAGGCAGCTCCACAGAAAAGGAGAATGTAACCATGCTGCCACGAGTACTATCAAAGGATGCTACCGCTGTACGCCACTTATCTGGAAACCTTAAGTCGTGATATTGCTCAGCCTTCGATGCTTTAAAGAAAACCAAGTATGCTAACCAAAAGAAATGCACATCCCCCCCAAGAGTATCCGCAGCACTTTTAATCTGCTTTATATAATTTTCCAGCTCCCTCAATTCTACTTTGAAGTACTTACACAACCCTACTACGAAAAGTTGATTCTCCGTAAAACCCGGCATCTTACTAGTTACAGTATGCTTTCTGGGTTCATATACTTCAACATCATCAAAGTGGCTTCGCCCAACACGCCCTGTGATATTTACCTCCAAGTTTAAAGAACGGATATCTGGTAGACTACGATGCACCAAGGAAAAAATATCGCTGTTATCTAAACTAAACTCCGCGTCAAAAAATCGGTTCAGGTACTGCTCGGAAGCAAAACCCTGCCCGTACACCGCACGTATTGAATGAGCAAGCTGTTTGGAGTCGGAGGCAATAATAAACCTACAATCTTTTAACTCAAAAAAATGTTTGATACGCTCAAGTAACTCAATCGCATATGTCGGACGACACCGATCGAGTTCGTCAATGAATATAAATGCAGGTTTATTTAGCCCATTATTCTGCGCAGCAGAAGATAGCCTTTCTATCACTGCCGCCTTAAACTCGTCTACCTGTCGAGCCGTGTTAGCCTGATCTGTTATGAGGGAGGTTACCAAATCGCTCGCAGAATCCGCAGCGTCATCCCCACTTCCATCCCCAATCAACTCATCAAGATCAACACCAACGTATTTTCTTACCAGCCCCTTCGCAATTAAAGGCATTGCTTTCTTTAAAATACCAGCACCTACATCAACTGCACGCCGGCCAGCCTCATAACTTGTAATATCAAGCTCATCTTTAGTCTGCTGCTCAATACATGTTACCAAAGCTAATAATGGCTCAGCGGAATAATCAGTCTCCCACGCGTTAAACAGAACACATACGTGCTCCTTACTTAAATCTGCCTTCCAACGTTCTAAAAAAAACGTTTTCCCTGACCCCCAAGGTGAGTTGACATTTAGCACTTTAACATGCTCGTTAGCGAGCAAATATTTTGTGAGAAATTCACAACTTGGCTTGCGACCCATAAAATCGTCAGCCCAAACGTCATGTTCTTCATGCATTCCCTATCTCCTTTTCCATAAAAACAAAGATTATGAAACTTACGAACCCGACACTATTCCAAGAATAGACGTTATCACTCTGTTGCTTGAGTGAAAACCTCTAATAACCGCAATATATCTAGCTGCCTTTGAGTACTGACGATTCTGAACATTACCAGCAGTCTCACCTCCAGATCGCTAAGGCAGTTTGAATCTGCAGCCGCCACCTTGTTCTCCGATACAACGCTGTTCTCCATCATGCGAATACTCCTCTTACACGCAATGAGGACTCGGCGCCTAGGTGGCGCCGCGACAGATCCCCATGGAACAGCTAATTTCCAACACATTTTGCCGTGTCATCGGACCCCGGTGAAAAAATATCTGTAGCAGTAACATCATTGCGAGGTTTCGAGAGATGGCAGCGTCATGTACACACGGTTCTCAGCCCAGCCTTGAAAGTTGCCGGTGCCCCTAGCGACGTAATGCTAATTGAAACTGGGCTCTGGATCATCTAGACGCAGCTCACCATTGGTTAACCGACCGTCATGGTCGGCATATCCAAACCACTTCGCTGGCTGCAAACCTTAATCGGGCTTCTTGTTACCTTCCAAGCCCGCCGCACTCGCGAATGCCGCCGCGGTCCGCAGTAGCACATTTCGGTCACCTTCTGGCATACGGCGCAGGTTTTCCAATACAGCCGATTCGACCTCGGTCAAGTTGTTGAGGTTGGCTTCAGCCTGCGAGCCAGTCAGCACGTAATAAACGTCCACTCCAAGCTCTTGGAGGCCGGACAGATAGCGTATGTCGGGGGAGCTTGCCCCTAATTCATATGCTTTTTGAGTACCACGACTGACCCCTGCGGAGACGCCAAAGTCGGTCTGGTTTTTGCCCAACCGTTCGCGTTCTTCGCGCAAGCGTTCACCGACACCTGGAGAGATGAGCAATTTTTTGATCAATATAAGTTGACTTGAACAGAAATCTGCCCAAGAATCCTTTTCGTCGAACACGATTAAACACGGACGAACACTATGCATGCCCTACAGACCCCCGAGCAAGCCCGCGCGGTTCTTGATCGCGAGGGTAAAAGCATTGCCGAATTTAGCCGCCAACATGGCTTGAACAAAAATCTGGTCAGCGACTTGCTAAACGGCCGTAAAAAAGGTCGTCGGGGAGAAGCGCATCGAGCAGCTGTATTGCTCGGGATCAAAGACGGCCAGATCACAAACTAGGGCCTCTGGCTCCAAGGGGAAACCAGAAGATGAAACGCCCAGTTCTAGACAGCAGAAAGAGCGTCGTTATGGCGGTCATCGGCGCCTACCCTGGCGGTCGGATGTACGCCGCCGCCGACCTCGGTATGCCGCTTAAGAAATTCGATAACCAGGCCTACGAGAACGCGGGCAGTCGCCCACTGACGGACGAACACATTCACCGCCTCGAACAGACCGCAGGCACTACCTACCTTGCCGACTACATCGCCTCCATGTACGGCGGCATGTTCGTGCCCCTGAGCCTCCCGGACACCCTAGACAACGTCGAGTTGTACAGCCGCTCGCTCAAAGCGTCGGCTCAGCGGGGCAAGGTCGATCAGATCATGGCTGCGGCGCTAGATGACGGGGTTATCGAAAAACGTGAGGCCGACGCGATTGTCGCCGCCCTGATCACGTACATGTCAGCCCGATACGCCGAAGTGTTTGCAACCATCCAGCTTTACAGCCAGGGAGCCGTTTAGTGAGTACATACAAGCTGGTGTGCCCTTGCTGCAACAGTTCCATGCGCATCCGTACCTCCGAGGGGCAGACACCCTGCTTCCGCTCGATGTACTCGGAATGCACCAATTTGCTGTGCGGTGCCACCTTCTCCGGCTCGTTGGTTTGGGAGTATCAGCTCAGCCCGTCGGGCATAGAGCATCCCCTGACGGTTCTGCCCATGGCTCCCACAAAGGTTCGACTACTTGCACGTCAGAACCTCAAGGCGAAAAACGATCAACCCGATCTGCTGGAACAACTGGAAATGGAGGCCGCACCTGTATGAACACCATCGCCCTGACTAACAACCCCGCCAGTGACTACCGAGCCGCAATGCAACAAGCGGCTGTGGCCTACCTCTACCGTCACCGTTGCGAACATCTCGCCGGCGACGGCCAGCTGTTAGAGAACTGCTCCCGGTATTTGACTCAGTCGCTTGAGGTGCCGACGCACCTGGTGCAGCGCATTGCTGAGCTGGCGGTGGCCGAGTTTGAAAGCATGACCTGCAAGCGTGTGGCCTGGCTTGGGATTCATCCCACAAGCGGCCCCTTCCGGCCGGCGATCTTGCTGCTCGACAACTGCACTCAACAGCGACATCGCGTTTCAGCACGCCTACTCCCTACACGCCTGCTGCTGACTCGCAACCTCCCGCACTAAACCAAAACCCTCCCTACTAGATGCCCGCACCGCGTGGGTAGGGGAAATTTGCAACTTACTGGTGGCCGAAATGAGCAAAATCACCATAAAACTGGAGCTGGACGAACAACAGGCGCAGCACTACCTGTTGTGGTTGACCAGTCAGTACGAAGTCACCATGGCTGATATTTGGTACTCCGACCGGTACCGGAACGTGCCAAGTGGCCAGCGAGCGCCGAAGGTGCTCGAGGACTTGCCCTACCTGGCAGGCATCTGCAAGACGCGCACCGAGCTGAAAAAACAGCTCGTTGTTACGGCTGCGGAGCATGTGCAGTGATTCGCAAGCCCATGGAAGACAAGATCCGCGCTGATGTGCTTCAGCGCCTGGAGTCTGATTACGGCCTTCAGCACATGAAAGGCACGCATTACATGCGTAAGGGCACCTGCCCGCAGTGCAATCAAAAACGTTTGTTTTCGCGCCACGATGAACCCTGGTTCATCCGCTGTGGCCGCGAGAAAAATTGCCGCTATATGGCTCCCACAAAAGAGCTTTACCCGGACCTGTTCGATGACTGGAGCAAGCGCGCACCGGCTACCCGTGACGAGCCTGCCGCCAGCGCAAAAGCGTACCTGACGTTTTCCCGAGGTTTCCGCGTTGAGCTGATAGAGGGTTGGTACACCCAGGAAAGCTACTTTGATCGCGATCTGAATATTGGCTCTGCCACCGTGCGCTTCCCCTTGGAACACGGCGGGTACTGGGAGCGCTTGATTGACCAACCGTCACGGTTCGGTAAGAAGAAGGCCCGCTTCCAACCCCTCAAGAGCTACAGGGGGCACTGGTGGTGCCCGCCGTGCGTGGATCTGCTGGAAGTAACTGAGCTGTGGATCGTTGAAGGCATCTTTGACGCCATAGCGCTCATTCAAAACGGTATCTCTGCGGTTGCGGCGCTATCTTCAAACGCCTTTCCAGAGGAATCACTCAAGGCCCTGATCACGGCTCGCGGCGGTAAAACTCCAAAGCTGGTTTGGGCTCTGGATAACGAGCCAGGCGCTCACAAGTACACCCGTATGTGGGTCAACCGTGCCCGCGAACTCGGTTTTACCTGCGAGGCTGCTCAGGTGACACAGCCTGACGCCCGCAAGGTTGACTGGAACGATCTGCATCAACGCTGGGCGTTTATCGACGATGAAAAAGCCCGCGCTGATCGCATCGAAAAGGACTTGAAAGAAGCTCGTCACCAGGGCGCCCTGCTGATTGCAGAGAGTGCCAGCGACAAGGCATTGCTCATGTACCAGTGGCGTGAACGTGAGGAATTCCACTTCTGTTTCGACTCCCGCCTGTACTGGTGGAAATTGGACTTGGCGAAATACAACAGCGCCAAGCAGGCCCTCGAAAAGAGCGATGGCCACGAGGCTCAGACCCTCAATGAAAAGCAGCTTCGGGAGAAGGCGCTGAACGTCGCCGGCTGCGTTGTCGAGATCGCCAACTGCTACCCCAAAGCCCTTTATTTCCAGCGCAACGAGATTACCGACGAGTCTTGGTACTTCTTCCGCGTCGACTTCCCGCACGACGGCGGTTCAGTGAAAAACACCTTCACGGGTGGTCAGGTCGCCGCTGCCAGCGAATTCAAGAAAAGACTTCTCGGCATGGGTGCCGGAGCCGTGTTCACCGGCAGTGGACAGCAATTGGACAAACTCATGAAAGACCAGCTTTTCGGCATCAAGACCGTTCAGACCATTGATTACGTGGGCTACAGCAAGGAATACCACTGCTACGTGTTCAACGACGTCGCCATCCGCGAAGGCCAGGTGATCCACATCAATGAGGAAGAGTTTTTTGAGATGGGTAAGTTGAAGCTCAAGACTCTGCAAAAGGGTGTGAAGATCGATTTGGAGAAGGATGGCAAAAAATACGATGACCAGTGGCTTGGGCTTCTGTGGCAGTGCTTCGGAGCCCAGGGCATCGTGGCGTTGACCTTCTGGTTTGGCTCGCTGTTCGCCGAACAGATCCGCGGCCGGTACCAGTCGTTTCCTTTCCTTGAGGCCACTGGCGAGGCCGGCGCCGGCAAGACCACGTTGCTCACACTGCTATGGAAACTCGCCGGGCGCGACGGATACGAAGGGTTCGACCCGTCCAAATCCACCAAGGCCGGCCGCAGCCGCTTGATGGGCCAAGTATCCGGCATGCCCATTGTGCTGCTGGAATCGGACCGCAGCGGCGACGACAAGGCCCATGCCAAAACCTTCGAATGGGACGAACTCAAGGACTACTACGGCGGCGGCACCCTGGCGACCAAGGGTGTGAAAACCGCCGGTAACGAAACCTACGAACCACCGTTTCGCGGCACCATCGCCATCAGCCAGAACGCCCCTGTTGTGGCGTCAGAAGCGATCATGACCCGGATCGTCAAACTGCACTTTGTGCGCCCGAACGTCACCGCTGAAAGCCGTGCGGCGGCAGATCGGCTCAATGCGCTGGAAGGTTCGAGACTCAGCAACTTTGTGTTGCAGGCAGTACGTAAAGAGCTCGAGGTGATGGAGCTGTTCGGCCAGCGAATAGCGGGCTACGAGGCGAAGTTGCGCAATTTGCACTCCCACTGCTTTGCCTGCGACACCCCATTCAAAGATGAGCACGGCGAATGTAGCCATTGCGGCAACAAGCTGCGCGGTTACATCCGGGTGGAGCGGATCAACAAGAACCACGCCCAAATGCTCGCCCTGCTGGACTGCCTGTGCATGGTGGTGCCGCTCACCGACGCTCAGGTCGAGCACACCCGCTCGCAGATCATCCGCATGGCAATTGAGCGCCAGGCCTCGATCAGCTCCGACCATCCGGTGGTGGCTGAGTTCTGGGAGGTTTACGAATACCTGGAAGGTCTGGACGCCGAAGGCCCAGTGGTCAACCACAGTAAAAAAGACCACATCATCGCAATCAACCTCAACGACTTCGTGAAATGCGCCGCAGAGAACCGACAAAAAATCGCTGACGTCAGCGAGCTGCGCGAACGCCTGAAGGACTCCCGCTCGCGGAAGCTGCTCGACGTCAACAAAGCGACTGACAGCGCGGTACGGGCTCACCAGGCCAATAAGACCAACGCCGTCGTCACGAAGCAACCCATCGTGAAATGCTGGCACTTCCAGGCCTGATTAATCAGCGGCAATACCTGCCAGGCGCTGCAACGTCTGACACACCCAAAGGAGAAGCACCATGCACGTACAAGTCATCACCGGTGACGGCCCAGACGGCGAAAACAATCGCCTGCGGCACATAAAAGAGCTGAAAGCCTGGTTCACCCGGCCCGCGAAAATCGTTCATGCCGAAGCCTACGACCCTGCCGGCCTGGTCGCCATTCTAGAGGCCCGTGCGGAAACTGAAAGAGAGTTACTGGTACTAGAGTGCAGCCGGGAGCAGATCCAAGCAGTGCTGGAATGGCAGTCGCAAACGGATGATTTTATCGAGTATGAAAACCTGCTCCTGCACCTGGTGCGCGAGCAAAACCCAAACGGCGAAAGCCAGTAAGAAGGTGGTGCCGAGGGGCTGCAACCCCTCGACACCGACCACCCAAAGGAGAAGCACCATGCAAGTGAATCAACCCCAAGGCGGCACCGCAGAGGCTACCACAACCCCGCTTGCTGTCGGAGACAAGGTCAGCTACGTCGCAATGAGCGGCGGTGGCCGAGAATATCGCCTCAGCGCACGTACAGGCGTGATCGTAGCGATCGAAGGCAACGTTGCCACCCTGCGCGCGGCCAACGGCCGCAGCGTTACGCAGCCCCTCGATAAGCTGACGCCCGAAGGCCAGCCCAATGCACTGACACGCATGGTTATGGGAGGGCTGTGATCAATGCCTAAGCACGTTGGCCCTGAACGTGAGCGTCCGACCATGGCAAGCCATCGGCTTGACCTGCCCAGCCGCTGCGATATCTGCGGCAAAGCACGCTCCACCCGCAAACACCAGGCATGTAGCCGTATTCGCCAACAGACCAAAACGGCGGAATGGGCGGCTTTCATGGCTGAGCGTGAAGCGGCCAGACAGAACAAACCGCGTCGATACGCGCACTGATAATTAACACAGGCGGGACACGGGGAGCTGCAACTCCCCCACTGCCTCAAAGGAGAAGCACCATGCGATCACCTAAAAACCAAGGCGACAATGCAAAAGTAGAGGCCAAGCTACGCAAGTTGCTGGCCCTGGCACAGCGAGGCGAAGGTGGAGAAAAGGATAACGCCCAACGAATGCTGGAAAAGTTGCTAGCGCGTCACGGATTGACCATTGGCGACCTGGTCGACGACCGCCGCGAGATCCGATGGTTTCCCATTTCCACCAGTTACGACCGAAGGTTGGCGGCGCAAATCATGTCGAAGATATGCGACTCGGAATCGCCCGGTCTCTATATCAGCAAGGGAAGGCTCAAGAAAATTGGCGTGGAAGTCACACCATCAGAAGCTGTTGAGTTCGAACTTCACTACGAGACATTGCGCAAGGCACTCACCACTCACTTCGATGATGCCTTCTCTGCTTTCGTGCAGGCGAACCATTTGTTCCCAGCTACTCCGTCCGAGGACCAGCTTCCTTCTCAGAACGACCGCGACATGCGAGTCATGAGTATGGCATCCGTTATCCGGCCAACAGCAGTTAACCCGCGCTTAGAGCGGGAGGAGGCTGTATGACCGTCGCCCTGTTGCTTTACTTGTGCGCAGATGCGACTCGAACTAACTGTCAGGTAGTGAGGGTGGAAAGCTGGTACGGCCCCCACGCTTACGAGCGCTGTGTTGACGTCATGCTAGAAGTTAGCAATGCGATGACTGCAACAAACCGGGGCCGGCATCGGTTCGTTTGCGAAATCATCGACGAGGAGGCAGCATGAACACAGCCTTTATCCTGATGGCCCAATACGACGGTCAGGCGATCATCCCTCTGGAGCTGATCTGCCGAGACTATTTCACGCACCTAACGCCGGAAATGCTCCAACGTAAGGTGATGAGCGGCCATATCAAGTTGCCGATCACCCGCATCGAGCCGAGCCAGAAGTCGGCCAAGGGCGTCCATCTGAACGATCTGGCCACGTACTTGGATCTGCAGCACGCGGCCGCGGTTAAAGAGCACAACCAGCTCAACGGGTTAAAACACGCCTTTTGAGCCATTTCATTGATGCGGCGCCCAGTTGGACGGGCGCCCTCAATATCTTTTCATGCCATTCCCAACCCAAATAACGGTCCCCCTTGCCGCGCAGATGGGTATACCGCCGCATCGAATTCCAATCCCGGTGGCCGGAAACACTCGCTACACGCGGGATGTCCCAGCTCATTTCAAACAGGCGGCTGATGCCTTCATGCCGAAGGTCGTGGAAGTGCAGGTCCTGGATTTGCAGAAACTTGCAGGCTTTCGTCCAGGACGTGGAGATCGACTCAGGGCTGTAGGGGAATATATCGTCACCAGCCTTCGGCATTGTCTGGAGGATCTGCCATGCCTCGTCCGGCAGGTAACACCAAACATCGTTGCCGATCTTTTGCCCCGGGTTTTTCATGTCACGCACCAGCACTCGCTGGCCGGGCTCGTCCAGATCTGCCCAGCGAATCCTGGTGATCTCATCGAGCCGACGAGTGGAGAACAGGGCAAAGCCCACAACCTTCAGCATACATATGACAGTCGGCCGCCTCGCCTGCATGGCCTGGTAGTGCGTCAGCACGCTTCCCAGTTCATCCAGCGTCGGCCGGCGGTCACGCTCACGACTTTTCAGGTTGTAGCCCAGCTTGCGTAGCACACGCCGCGCACCGCCCATGGCGAGCGGATCGACCTGGTAGCCCCATGCGTCTTTGGCAATTGCCAGCACTGCGCCGAGGTGCGCTAGGTCATTGCCGGCGGTTTGTGGCTGAACGCCGCCGCCGTCCGCGCTCATTCGCCAAAGTGCGTAATCGACCAGGCACTGGGTGTTGATATCCGTATCGGTCAACTTGCCCAGGTAAGTCTCGCCAATGGCATTGAGTGTGCCGCGCTTGGTTTTGCCCAGCGGTTTGGCTTTCTCAACTTCAACCAGGTATCGATCTGTCATCTCTTTGACCGTGGCACCCTTGCGGTTTGCGCGCTCGATCGCACCAGGTTCATCCAGCTCCGCTCCGCGTTTACGCGCCCAAGCCTGCGCGGCCTGTTTTCGGGCGAAGGTCTGGCTCTCTTGGTAGACTTGCACTCCGTCGCGCTTGATGCGGATCTGAGCCGTGTAGCTCAC